TGTGGCGCCGGCAGTGACGACGGGTACAGCCCCGAGGTCTTGTACCAGTACGACGCGGCGGCCACTCCCGGCTACAGTGGTTGTTTGCTGTGGGACTCCAACATCAACCGTGTCGTCGGCATGCACGTCGCCGGTTACGGCAGCAAGGGCTATTCGGTGCCAATCAACACGGCGCTCATCGCTGACGCGCTCAAGGTCATCGGATCCGAGTTCTCGTGCACCAGCCACGAGGCCATCCCACCTGAGTCCATCCACCGCGAGCTTTCCGTCACTTCCCACGCCGCGGAGTTCGTGATGCACAAGGCGGGCAACAACATCGGCCGCTTGACCACCGGTATCAGGCCATCGAGCATTTCCAAGCTACTGCCCACCACGCCGTCCTGTGAGCCAGTCCTGCGCGGCGTGTACAAGGACAACATGGACACCATGTCCAGGAACTTCGCCAAGCTCAACGACTGCGACAACTCCCTCCCCCTCCCCGAGGTGGCGGACGAGTTGTTCGCGTGCATGACTCACCACTACAACGCCTCCCGCGCCTCCACCTTGGCGGGTTGCCCTTTGCGCACCCTCACCGTCCTTGAGGCGGTCAACGGTGCGCGAGTTGGCAATTTGGTGATGAAGCGCATGGACCTGTCCAAAGCTGGCGGCGCCGGGTACCCCGGCAAGAAGGAACGTCACTTCACGACCGTCGACGGCGTGGACACCCCCACCGCCGAACTCGCCGCGGAGATCGATCGTATCATGCGCGTGTGCCGTGATCGCGTCGTCCCCGCCACGGTCCTTCTGGCATCGCTCAAAGACGAGACCCGCCCACCGGGCAAGGACGCCCGGCCTATCTACGGGTCCAGCCTCGCCCACCTCATCGTTGGCAGGATGCTGTACCTCATGGGCTTGTCTGTCATCAAGGCGGATTGCGAGCGCGCGCCAGTGGCTGTGGGTATCAGCATGCAAACCACAGGTGGCCGCGCGCTCTATGAGCGTTTCGGCGACCTGCCAATCCACGCCAGCGACTCCAAGGGGCACGACAACCACATGTCCCACGGCGCCGCCGCTGTTTCCTGGCGGGTGCTCGCGGCCATGTACAGCGATCCTGATGGCGACGCCCGCCAAGCCTTCGGCCTGAGCTGCTGCGCTACTTACCGCCTCGCGAACGCGTCGATGCTGTACGTTGTCGGCACGGAGGGCTCCGGTCTTCTCGCCACGTCCGAGATCAACGCGATATTTGTGGCGGGCATCACCGCTGTCGCGCAGTGGCGCTGCATGCGCGGCAAGGCTGAGGCGCTGCACCCCAACATTCCTCGTGCGGAAGCCTGGGCACTTTGTGGCGTGCCCGTCGACGCGCCATCCATGTGGAAGGTCATGGACGTCAGTGCGTACGGGGACGACCATCTGGCCGCGGAGCTCCCCAACTCTGGTGTCGACCCCCGTGTTTGCGTCACTGGTGGCGAGCTCGCGTCCAAAATTCGCGACCTGAGCGGGCTCGAGATCACCGATTCCGCGAAGCGCGACGTCATCCCCGATTATGAGAAGCTCGGCGACGTGACGTTCCTCTCCCGCCAGATCCTTGACAAGGGCGGGCGTGTGCCACTCCCCGAATCCACGATCGACGACATCATCCACTGGACCAAGTCGTCCGACTCGCAGTCCGAGATTTCCGGTCGGCAGGCGTACCTCGTGGAGAGCGCGCAGCACGAGCGTTGGTTTTACGACAAGAAGGCCAC